TCACGTTAGAAGAAATAAGTATCTGCGATTCTAAGATAGGCCCGCCTGCTCCACCACCTGTCGCAGACAGGGTTCCGGCTGACAGACTTAACCCCGACCCTACCGTTACGTTACTAAACCCGCCTGTGCCATTATTTGCCAACAACTGAGCACTTGTACCCGTAGGAGCGGGCGCAGCGCCAATCGTGTTGTAGGACAACGTGACTGCCGTTGAACCGTTAAACGTGGTTCCCGATGCAGCACCAGACCCAGAGTTGTTAAGGGTTAGCGCGTTAGTGGTTGTTCCGCCACCACCGGCAGGCGTAGCCCAAGTTCCATCGCCTCTCCAGAAAGTCGACGAAGATGCGCCGGTTCCTGAGTTCAGGTTTGTAACAGGAAGGTTTCCTGTAACTCCTGTGGCAAGTGATATTTGAGGAATATCAGCAGCAACTAATGCCCTGAATGTTGGTGCGCCAGCCGATCCATTAGGAGAAGCAAGTACATAATTAGCTGTCTTGCTTGCATAAGGATTGGTTGTGTCACCGTACGCAGTTGCAAGAGCAATCGTTCCCGTGGAAGTGATTGTCCCACCGCTTAATCCCGTACCTGCTGTGATTGACGTTACACCACTAGCAGCAGCAGCCCAAGTAAACGCAGTCCCGTTCCACTGTAGATAAGTTGATGAGGTTGTAGGAGCATCAATAAACGATGTAGCGCCAACACCCGTTTGGTACGGTATTTTGTTAGCAGCACCAGCAGAAATATTCTGTGCGCCTGTAGCAACCGTCGCAGATGATGAACTTCCCGTAACTGAAATCGGCCAAGTCCCGCTTGCGTTTGTACCCGTTGTGGCCGCAGCTCCTATCGTGTTGTAGCTGATCGTTCTCGCTACAGAACCATCGAAGGTTGTGCCAGAAGCAGCACCAGAACCAGAGTTATTGAAGGTTGCGGCATTGGTTGTTGTTCCACCACTGGAATATTGAGGAATATTAAGGGTGCTTCCTACCAGTGTTGCAGCGCCTGAAGTACCTGTGGTGGTAAGCGTAATGGGCGATTGGTAGTCTGTACCTGCTGTTGCAGCAGCGATGACGCCAGAAGTTGCCTTAAGCAACCCAGTCGTTGTTGCAGCTTTAATTAACTTACCAGTAGTGCTATCAAACAATGCAATCTGGCTATCTGTTGCTGAAGCTGGGCCGGAAACATCTCCAGAACCTGCTGGCGTATCCCACGCAAAAGCAGAGCCATTCCACTTAAGGTAAGTGCCTGAAGTAACTGGCGCAGTAACAAACGATGTGGCACTTGAACCTGTCTGGTAAACAATACGATTAGTGCCGCCGCCCGATATGGCAGCCGCATAACCAGCAGAGCCTGTAATATCAATCGACCAGGTTCCAGTTGCTCCAGTACCTGTCGTGCTTGGGGCGCCGACTGTGTTGTAACTAATTGTCCTAGCTACTGACCCATCAAACGTCGTACCTGATGCTGCGCCTGAACCTGAATTGTTCATGGTCAAAGCATTGGTTGTCGTTCCTCCGCCAGCAGCCGCCCATGCAAAGGTAGTTCCATTCCACGAAAGGTAGGTGGAACTTGTTGTTGGAGCGGTAATAAATGACGTTGCGCCTGAACCAGTCTGGTAAGCAATCTGATTGGCAGCACCGCTTGCTAGATTAGTTGCTGTCGTAGCAGCATTGGCACTGCCGGAGATGCTGATACTCCATGTGCCTGAAGCACCCGAACCAGACGTGGGTACAAATGCTCCAGCAGAACCGACATTGACTGCAAGAGCCGTAGCAACCCCACTACCTAATCCGCTTACGCCTGTCGAAATAGGAAGGTTAGTACAGAAAGTAAGGGTTCCGCTACTTGGTGTTCCCAATGCACCGCCAGGAACAATATAATCGGTCCCAGCGGTAGCAGCGCTGATAACACCGCTAGATGCTTTGATTAAACCCGTGGTCGTTGCGGCTTTAAGAAGCTTTCCTGACGTGCCATCAAAAAGTGTTATCTGACCGTCCACCGAGGATGATGGTCCAACCACATCACCAGTGCCTCCTACCGAAGCGTATTCAAGTGCGGTCCCGCCAGAATTTACTCGCAGAACTTGCAAGGCAGAACCAATACTAGATAACCCTGTCCCGCCGTTGCCGGTTTGTAATGTCCCAGTTACACCCGTTGTTAAAGGCAATCCATTTGCGTTAGTAAGTGTTACTGATGTCGGCGTTCCAAGGATAGGTGTAACAAGCGTAGGGCTTGTAGCAAAAACAAGCGATCCCGTGCCTGTCTCATCTGAAATAACGCCACGCAACTCTGCTGAAGTTGTTGATGCGAAGGCCGATAGTTTGTCTGATGTATAGGCAACCGTCCCGCCAGCACCAAACGCCATGGTTGAACCATCTGTACCGGACAAAGTAACCGTATTGCTTGCAGTAAATGTCTTACCATCAGCCACCGTCAACGTAGATCCAGTGGCAGGAGATGTGATCGTTACTTTGTTGTACTTACCGCCTGTTATGTCGCCCGTAGAGTCAGCAATCGTAACCGCAGAATTTTGTATAAGCTGACCAGTCGATCCGTCAAATCTTGCTACCGCATTATCAGTGCTTAATGTAGGCCCAGCAACAGCCCCAATTACATAGTCAGATCCATTCCAATAAACAACAGCTGTAACACCTGTTGGAATGGTTACACCAGTAGTGGAACCCGACTTAAAAACAATTGAATTATTAGAACCGTTTTTAACGACATACCAATTTCTGCTCGTTGACCCACCTGGCGCAACAACATTTCGGCTTGCGCCCGGTGTTCCTGTGATTAGTAAAACAGCATATCGCGCTTGATTGCTTGCAGATCCATCGCCATTTGATAACGTAACGCTAGCAGATGTAACGTCAATTGTTATTGAACCGCCTATAGCCACATCAACAGGTGATGTGAGGGAGTTGTTAATAGTTGTACCCCAACTGCCATCCTCTGTACCATTTACAGGCTGAGCCAGCTTTAATAGGGTTGTGTAATTAATCATAACCGCCTCACGAAGACGTGGGAATTGTGGTCCACGTTGTAGTTGCACCAGGTGTAATAGGCGTCCATGTTGTTGTTACGCCCGGAGTGATTGGTGTCCACATTCAAGCAATCCTTAATACTGCATTCGTAGCATCTGCCGCAGGAAATGTAATAACAAGATCCTGCCCGGACTTGCTGATATTTACACCAAAATTCAGCACAGCAACAGAGGCATTTCCATTGGTTGAGTTGTAAATTAAGGCGCCGTTTGTGGTCAACGTCACGTTACTGAATGTTGCTGTTTGGAAAGACCAATAAGCAGTAGTTCCTTGAAAGCTTGGCGTGATGTTTGTGAGGACAATCCCCCCGGCGGAATAATTGGTTCCACTGACTTCACCTGCCGCCGTGTAAGCAGTCGTTGAGGCACCGAGATCCGCGTTGGCGGTGTATAGGGCCAACCTAAAGACATCGCCCGTTCCCGTGGTGAAGTTATGAAGACCCTGCGCCAGTTCAACCTTGAAGCTTGTCGTCAGGGTTTGAATGATTGCCATTACACCACCTTATCCCGAACCTGGCCAGTCCTGTACGCATCCTGACGCTCCAGTCCATCACCAAGGCGTTTGGCAAGAACCAATGCTTCTTTGTACCTACTATTTACAAGGCTGACCATATCAGGCTCACCCTTCAGGAAGGTATACGCCTCAATTAAACAGCCGTACAAAAGAACCGTATCGAAGTTATCACCAAGCCAAGTGGTTGTTGTACTAACATCGCCCAGGCCAATCGATGACGGATAGTAAAAGTAATGCAACTCTACCGAATAGGCGTAGTTGGGCGTTGGTCCCAACATAAATACAAGCTCTTTTGTATTCGTTGGATAGTCTGGACCAAACAAAGCATAACAATATGGCCTGCCAGTATTCCCAGTCCCGGTTGGTATTGGAAATGACTCGCGTATAAAGTTCACATCTTTGTTAAGCAGATAATGATAGGCACCGTCTGTATCAATTACTGCAAACGAATATGGCGCAAGAAAGTCATCCGGCGCCTGTAAATAACGATTGTTTAAGACGCAAACAGATGTTACGTTTTTACGTAATGAAGGGAACTGAACGGTGTTAAAGATACGCTGTTCAGCCTGCTGAGCAAACGTCTGAAGCGTCGCCGTCTCAAACGTCGTCTCACAGAAATCTTGAATCGCGGTCTTTAATTCTCCCCAATTCATACGGGCTCCTTAAGCCATTGGGCCTCGGCACATAACACCCTTGGTTGCTGCCCCTGCGCCACGCATTTTAATACCAGTCGTCTTGACTTGGCTATTAGGATTGATGGCCACCCCATGTGTGGGCTGCCAATCCTTATCCATGTTGTATGGCATTTGCTTACCTGGATTAGGCGATGCAACAACCTTGGCACCAGTCATCGTATGCGGCTCTGCGTAAACAGATGCCGGACCGACTTCCTTGCCGCCCTGCTTCATAGAGTACTTGGCCATAACTTACCCCTGGTTGCGTGCGCGTGCAAGGTTGCGACCCATCTTCTTCATCATCTCTGATGTAGGTCCACCCTTACGCATTTTGGTTAGGGGCTTGCCTGGGTGCATGGCCTTCTCATGCTTATGCACAGCAGCCGCTGCCGTCTTTTTGTCCTGCTTGATGTCGTCCTTCATGTCAGCTCCTATGATGCTGTGACACTGTTCAACAATGCTTGACCCACAAGGTGATTAGGGGTCATGCCGGAATCGTATGATCTTGCACCGCCAACAGGGTTGAAGCCCCATTCAATAACTCGGCTTCCTTCAGATGGAACCCCCGTGTAAAGCGGGCTTGTTCCTACCGTGTTGTTCGTCTGCATCCCGTTGTAACCTGACTGGTAATACGAATTGGAATCGGGACGAGGATTCCGTACGGCCTGCGGGTCATTCACGGGAAACATGCCTAGCTGCAATTGCGGCTGGTCAGGCTCCCAGCAAGTCGGACATACCAGTATATTGACATTTTTTGTCTTGATTGTCAGCGGCTTTAGCTGTTTAAGCTTATAGCGGAACCCGCAGCGATCACACTGCGATATGGCCCACTTACCACTGGCAAACTGATTGGGCATTTAGAACCCGCCCGTTCCTAAGAATGACTGCCTTGGCACAAACCTAATTGGCGCCTTTTCACGATCCTCCGTGGACGCCAACTCCCAAGCCTGGTCATACTGTGCTTTAAGGATTGGCATCCTCTCCAAAGCCCCATCTACCTTCAATGAAAGTTTATATGCCAATCCAGCAATCAGAGCCTCTTGGAATCTGAATGGTATGTCTTCAACGTTCACACCATTACCAGCGTCTTGCAGCCTTCTCATGCGCCAGTAAACCAACGTGTAATAAGGACTGCTGATAGAACCCTGGTCCGGGGCCGGCCATACCGTGACATTAGGAAACTTGGTATTACTTACCTCTGCGCCAGATGAATGACTTGCAGCCGTTGTGTTGTTCTGCCCACGGACAACATTGTCTAGCGTTGCATAAGCCGAAGCACCTGTTGCCACATTCTCGGCTTGGGTTGAAGTACCGTAGTAATAAACCGTCTCCGAACCAATGTTTGCATATCCTGCATATGGTACCCCTGCGAGGCTAGACATCGGTATTGTTGTAGCAGAGGATGTGATGTTAGCCGCAAGCGTCCCAGTAAAGACATATGTTTGACCGCCTTGCCTGTCAATGTAGATCTGAATAGGCCGCCCTGTGGCTAGCTTATTAGGAATGGTTGAGTAAGTGCTTACCGAGATCCGGCTGATA